TGTCGCATAGTTCCACAGCCGCACATACCAGGCGCGCGGCGTGCCGGCGGCATCGCGCCCCTCGATGGTGAGCGTGGGGCCGTTCACTTCGTCAAGCGGGATCACGCCGGCCGATTGCCAGCGGAAGCTGAGGATGGTGTGCGCATAATCGCGGCGCGTTTCATAGGCGAGCAGCGGGTGATCGAGCGTGTCGGCGCTGTCCCAGATCAGCCCCACCAATTCGCCGCGGTGGTGCAATTCCACCTCGACCCGCAGCGCATCGGGCGCGGTTGCCACCACCGAGGCCATCGCCGGGCGGGGGAAATTGACCGTCCAGAAGCGCGGATCGAAGCGCTGGATGAAGCTTGCTTCCTGCGAGCGGCGCTCCCGCGCGAGCCAGAATGCCATGAACGGGGCGCTCCCTTACTGATCGGCGAGCGCGCGGCGCACGGCGCTGGCGACTTGCCGGGCCGAACGCTGCATGGCGACCGGCGCAGCGCTGCCGCGCGGCACGGCCAGCTGGATCGCGACGCTGACATCGCGCCCGCCCGGCCCGAACGCTCCGCCGGTCTCGACGCGGCCCGCGCTGGTGGGCACGAAGACTTCGGGCCCGCGCTCACCCACCATAAACGCGCGCCCGGGCGAGACCGGGCCGCCGGTGGCGCGCCCGGGCAGGCCGAGCAGCGCGCCGAAAGTCTGGCTGAGCAATCCGCCCAGCCCACCGCCGCCCGCACCGCCCCCGCCGCCAAACAGGCTGTTGAGGCCCGACTGCATCGCATGGGCCGCGATCTGATCGAGCGCGCTGAAAGCGATCTTCTTCAAGTCGTCAAACCCCAGGCTCCCGCGCCGCAGCGCCGAAAGCAGCCCGCGTTCGAGCACATTGCCCGCCCGGCCAAAGCCATCGAGCAGCCCGCCATCGACCGACCGGCGCATCGCCTCGACATCGGCGGCAAAGCCCGCCGTGTTGGCGCGCACATCGATCACCAGTTCTTCAAACCTGTCCTGCATTGTCGTCGCGCTCCATCATGCGGGCGATTGTCTCGCGGGTGGGCGGGGCGGCGCTTTCGGCCCCTTCCGGATCGGCGAGCGCCAGCGCCAGTTCGGCAGGCGTCGCCCGCCAGAATTCATCGGGCCGCCAGCCAAGCAGCCGCGCGGCCACGGGAAACCATCGCCGCGCGGCAGCGGCGAAGGTGCCGCTCACTGTTCGCCTTCGAGGATCTGCGCGAGCAGGCTGCGCACCGGCTGGGTGGCTTTGACCAGCCCCATCGCCAGCACCGCTGCGCCCACTGCGGCGCGCTCGGGACGGGTTTCGGCGGGCAGGCAATGCCACAACAGCGCAGTGATCTCGGCAAGGGTGAGCGCGCCGCCCGCCGCGCGCTCGACCAGCGCGAACAGCGAACCGAGTTCGCTTTCGGCCGCCACCAGATGCTCGAAGCTCGGGCGCAGCACATGGGGCTGGCCCGCGATCACCAGGCTGGCCTCACCGCGCAAGGGATTGGCCGCAGCGTGCTGGCGCGCGCTCACGCCGGGATCACCGGGCCGGAGCTTTCCAGCTGGAGCGTGTAGCTGCGCTCCCCGTTGAAATCGCCCGCATAATCAAGCCGCTGGACAAGAAAACGCCCGCGCAGCCTTTCGCCATCCTCGAAGGACAATTCGTAATCCGCCACCGTCCCTGCCAGCGCATGGCCGCGCACTGCGGTTTCGGCCGTGCTCCCGAGGAAAATCCCCGCCGCGCTCACCGAAACCGAGCGCGTGCCCGCGCCCGACAGCAGATCGCGCCAGCCGCCCGATCCCTTGTGCGTGACGACCACGGCATCGCCGTTGATCGTCATCTGTGTGGTGCGCAGGCCGGCAACGGTCTGATAGGCGGGCGGCGATGCGCCATTGCCCAGCTTGAGCAGGAAGGCGGAACCATTTTGTGCAGGCATGGGAATTACTCCTTCAAAGGCGCGAACAGGCGGAAGCGGAATTCGATCAGCGCGGCGCGCAGGTTGTTCGCGCGCGCTTCGCTGCGGGATCTGAGGAAGCGGATCGAGGCGATTTCGAAGGCGGCGTTGAACGGCGGCAGCGCCAGCACGCGGGCTTCGATCGCGGCGAGGATTGCGGCATCGCCCGCCGGATCATCGCTGCGGCTGGCAAGTTCGAGCGCGATGCGCACCTCGCGCCCGGGGCGCTCCTTGCAGCCCCACTCGATGCTCGCGCTCGCCGCAATCCCGAGCCAGGGCGCAGCGGCGCGCAAGGGCGCTTCTTCCTCGATGGTGTTGATCGGGGCCAGCGCCGGGTCGGTGCGCAGCCAGTCGATCAGCGCGGCGCGCAGAGCGTTTTCCATGAGCTATTGATCCTCGGCAAAATCGGGCCACAGCGCGCGCGCATCGCGCCAGTCGGCAGCGCGGGCCTCGCTGGCGATCTGGCGCGCGCGGCGCAGCGCAAGGGCTTCGGCGCGGCGCTTGAGCCGCTGGCCCAGCGCGGTGATGCGGGCTTGCGCGGTGATCATGCGAGCCGCATCAGCCGCCAGGGCTGCCACAGCGCGGTGATGCTCACCGGCGGGGGCGCCGCCGCGCGCTGGCCGCCGCTGTCACGCTCGCGGTAGTGATGCGCGGCAAGGCGGATGATGCCGTGGCGCAGCGGCGGCGGCAGGCTGGCCCATTCGCTCGCGATCCCCACCATCAGCCGCACCGCCAGCGCGCGGCCCTGAACCGGCACCAGCAGGCGAAAACCGGCGGTGCCGCAGGCGGCAATCTCGGCGGTGTAATCCGACGCGCTCAAAGCGGCGGAGCTGCCATCGCTGGCGATCAGTTCAACCGCGGCAATCTCGCGCACCGGGCGCGAGGCGAGCAATTGCAGGCCGCGCTGGGGCGGCAGGCGCTCTTCGACCAGCTGGGCCAGCGGCGCCTGCCCGGTAAAGGCCTCGCACAGCTCAAGCGCGGCCATCAGCAGCCCCGCCAGCAGCGCATCTTCGGTATTCCGGCTGATGCCGAGCCATTGCTTGAGCTCGGTCAGGCCCGCCTCGCCGATTTCGGCGGGCAGCACGACAATCCGCTGCATCGCGCGGTCTCCCAGGATCATTGGATCAGACAAACAAGACAAAGTGCGCCCGCATCGCTGCCACAGGCGCGAGGGATCGGCCTGGAGCGATGCGGGCGCGCAAAACCGGCGCGGAACAGCGGGCCAAGGGGGAGAGCCCGCCCGCGCCGGGGAGGAGCAAGCGATCAGACTTCGATCCTGAGCAGCTTGATCGCGCTCGAATCGAGCACCTGCCCGCCAATCCGCCGGGTGGTGTAGAAATGCACGAACGGCTTGTTGGTGAAGGGATCGCGCAGCACCTTGGTCGCGCCGTGCTCGGCAATCAGATAGCCGGCGCGGAAATTGCCGAAAGCGATCGGGAAGGTGCTGGCGGCGACATCGGGCATGTCCTCGGCCTCGACCACCGGATAGCCGAGCAGGCGATCGGGCTGGCCTTCGGTCATCGCAGGCTGCCACAGGAACGCGCCATCGGCGGTCTTGAGCTTGCGGATGCGGGCGAGCGTGGCCGAATTCATCACGAAGCACGCGCCCTGGCGATAGCCCGGCTTGAGCGCCTGGATAAGATCGATCAGCTTGGTTTCAGGCGCGGTGCCAAGCCCGGTGGCATTGCCCGAGCCGATATATTGCACCTGCCCGAACGGGCGGGTGGCATCGGCCGCGATGCCCTTGGGCGCGGTGAGGAAGCCGGCGGGGCGATTGATCCCGCTGCCGTTGACAAAGGCGGCTCCTTCGGCGCGGGCGAACTCCATCGCGATCTCACGCGCCAGCCAGCTTTCCAGATCGAAGGCGACATCATCGAGCATGCCCTGGCTTGCCGCCGGATTGGCATAGAGATCGCCTGCGGGCGGAGCGATCTCGGCAAATTGGGGCGTGCCGGTTTCGGGGCGCGGGGCGACTTCGCTGACCCAGCCCGAGGCAACGCCGCCGGTCGCAACCAGCTTGCGATAGCCCGAAGTGCCGGTCTGCACCACCTGGGCGATGGCGCGGATCGGGCTGATCGACTTGAGCTGGCTGGCGATCATCGCATCGAGCACGCGCGGGATGGCAAAGCCGCCATCGGTCGGCGGGGTGCCGGTGATCGACTTGATCTCGGCCTCGCGGCCGCGGCGCAGATAGCCATCGACAAAGCTCTTCACTTCAGCGCTGTCGGCGGCGGGAGCGGCAGTTGCGCCCATCGGCGGGCGGGCAGCGGCGAGCGCGACCTTGTCGAGCCGCGATTTCACTTCGGCGACATCGCCTTGCAGGGCGGTGATGGCGGCTTCGGCCTGATCTTGCCGTGCGACGAGATCAAAGCTCTCTTCAAGCGCAGGGGTGGGGGCAGTGGCAGGGATATCCATAGGGCAGGGGCCTTTCTGTGGGGGAGGGGGAGGCAGGAGAGACACGCATCATGCAATTCGGCAGCGAACCGGGCGCAAGGACGACTGGCCGCGCGGGCGCGTGAGGCTAGGCAAACAAGTGCACCCGCGCGCCGTGCTGGAGCGGGTGGGTAACGAGGCTGACTTCGAACAGCGCGATCTCCAGCAGTTCGCGCAATCCGGCGTGGTGGCGAAAGCGCTGCGCGCGGTATCCGAAGCTGAGGCCGTTGACCGCGCGCGCTTTCAGCAGGCTGGCCGCGCGCGCATCGGGGCGATCGATCCGGGCGATCACTCTGAGGCCGCGGGCATCTTCGGCGATCTGTTCGACAAGGCCGAGGGGCTGGCGCGGATTGTGCTGCCAGTAGAGCGGCAGCGGATCGCGGCGCTCCGCCAGGGTGCGGGCAAAGGCGCCCCGGCGGATCACATCGCGCGCGCCATCGACCACATCGAACAGCGCGGCATAGCCCGCCAGCCTGAGCGCTGGCGGCGCGGCGGGGGGCGGGGCGGCTGCTGGCGAGTGCTGAAGCGCGCTCACAGCAGCTTCCACGCGCCCAGCTTCACCGCAATGCCGATCAGCACCAGCGCCAGCGCGCCGCGCACCAACCAGCTGATGAAGGCTTTCCAGGCGCTGGTCTTGGCATCGCGCCATGCTCTGAGCAGCTCGCGCAATTCGCCCAGATCGTTCTCGGCGCCCGCAT